ACGGCGCATCGTCCGCCGCGAGCGCCTTCAACGCCCCGTTCAGCCGCTTCAGCGACTGCCCGTCCACCTCGAATTTCAGGTAGATTCCGCCCGGCATCAGCGCACCCCGATCAGCCGGAACGGCGCCAGCAGGTCCCGGATCGCCGGGTAGAGACTGTTGAACGCGAACCCGCCCACCGAGCCTCCGAGCGCGGCCGCTCCCCCGGATTTCTCCTCGTTCCAAAACCGCGCCGCCTGCATCAGCGCCGCCTGCTCCAGCGCCCGCGGATACCGCCGCGCCGCCACCGCCGCCGCCGTCAGGTGCGTCGCCGCCGTCGTCCCGTTCACCGCTCGCACCACCGTCGCCGTGTTCGCCGAAGCGAACGCCCGCACGAACATCTGTTCCGAGTCCACCACGATCGTGTCACCGATCGCGACCGCGTGCCCCGCCGTCAGGTCGACCCCCGTCTCGCTCGTATCGAGCGCCTCCGCCGTCGTCCCCGCCTGCTCCGTCTCCTCCGACCAGCCCCACCGCCCCGTGATGCGCACCGCGTCCGCCAGCGCCGGCCACGCCTGGATCTGGGACCCCGTGCGCAGCAGCCGAAGCGACAACGCTGGCTCGTTCGCGTCCCGGTTCCGCGGCTCCAGCACGTAGTCCGTCCCCTCCACCAGCGTCAGCTCGTACGAACCGTCGTCATCGTCATCCACACCCGCCGCCGTCACCGCGATCAGCGGCCGGTCGAGGCGCAGCGACCGCCGGTCATGCCCCGGGGCGCCAGTCCAGCGGAAATACCGCGTGGCCGTGACCGCGTGCGCCGAGCGCCCGAGGTAGCGGTCCACCGCGTCGCTCACGCTCTCGCACAACGCCAGGAGCGCCGCATCATCCCCCGTTTGCGTCGAGGGAATCCGCAGCGCCGCCTTCACCATCGCCACGTCCGCGTAGCATCCCGTCACCGGCTCAGTCCCTCCGCACGAACACCTTCACCCGCCAGTCCTTCGTCGCGCCGCCCGCCGAGACCGTCGCGCGCAGGTAGACCCCGGGAACGAAGTACGGCACCGCGACCTTCGTCGAGGTCGCCACCGTCAGGTCCGCGCCCGCGTTGTCCTGGGCGAAACGACGCGGGTACAGCCGGTCAATCGTCGCGTTGCCGATGTCGGTGTGGTTGATGATCGACTCGCCCAACTCCGTCGACCCCGCGAGCTTCGTCACCACCGGCTGCAGCACGAGGTTCGCCGAGTCCGTCAACGCCGCACCGTCGACCTCGACGTACAGCACCTCGCCGATCACCGGCCGCACCGTCGTCGCCGTCGAATCGCCGCTCCCGTCCGTCGTCCCCGTGAGCACGTGCGTCTCGATCATCGCGAGCGTCCGCCCTTCGCGATCTTCGTCGGCGCGTCCGCCACGCCGTCACCGCCCTCGCCCTCCGGCTCCGCCAGCGCCTCGAACGACCCCGGCGACGCGCGCAGCAGGAACTCCCCCACCGCATCGTCGACGTGAATCACCGCCCCCGGCGAATACCCGCCCTCCTCGCCCGTGAGGTGGTTCACCGTCCCCCGGTACTCAGCCACGCACCGCACTCGCATCAGGGGATCCCCCACGCGGTCCAGTTGACCAGCCGCGCATTGTCCGTCGACGCCACCAGCGTCGGGTCCGTGCCGCCCGTGTTTTTCCACGCGTACACGTTCAGCGTCGTCCCCGATACCGCGCTCGTCACCGCGCTCGGGTCGTCCGCCGGCGTGGTCGATCCTTCCATCGACACGACCGCCCCCGTCACCTGGCGCAGGTAGCTCGCCAGCGCCACCGGCGTCGGGTTCGAACCATCGAGCGTCACCGTCCCCCCGAGCAGCCGCTTCCCGCGGATCGAACGGCCCGAATCGAACGTGATCGTCACGGCACCAGCCGCCATGTCAGCCTCCCTCTCCAGTCAGAGCGCCGGGCGGAATCCCCACCCCGCCCGGCGTCCCGGCACGTTGGCCGCCTGCTATCAGACGGTGATGTCGTAGATGCCCGCCGCGACGTTCCCCCCGAAGCGCGTGAACGCCTTGCGGATGTACATTTCGAACAGGAACTGGTCCGTCCGCTGCACCCGGTCGAAGTACAGCTGCATCCCCCGGCGCGTGCCCGCGAGCCACCCGTCCGGGTTCAGCACGGTGATCTGCCCCTTCGTGTTCGACGCCTCCGTGTCCGAGGCCTTGCCGTCCGCCTCCGTCTTCGAGGCGTACGACGGCGCGAAGACGCGGATGCCCTTGTAGCGCCCGAGCTCGCCCGTCAGCACCGTCGCCGCGGGCCCGTACTTGTCGACGGTCGTCACCACGTCCAGGTCGAGGAGGTTGATGTACGTGTCGAAATCGCAGATGAGGAGCAGCCGCGAAGCGTCCGCGCCCCAGTTGACGTTGTTGAAATCGGCGTCGACATCGTCCGTGGTCCCGTTCAGCTTCCCACGGGCACGGTCGATTTCCTTCGGATCGAGGGCGCCGGCCATGTCCTTGCCCTGCGCCGTGGTCGTCACCAGCCAGTACTTCCGGATGCCGTTGTAGGCCAGGTAGTGCTTCGTGTCGGCCGGGTCCGCGTCGTCAAGGTTGATATTCCCCGTCGCCGCGTTGGTGGTATCGCCGTTGTAGAAGCTCGACGCGACGCCGTACTGCAGGCCACGCGCCAGCTGCTCACGCAGGAACGGCGTGTACTGGATGATCGAATCCTCCTCAAGCTCGCCGCTCCAGAGCTGGTTCACGCCGAGCTTTTTCGCCGTCAGCGTCGCCTTGCTCGACGGCGTGTCGCTCGCCGTGTACGCCGTCGCCGCGTCCGCCGTCGATTCCCCGAGCAGGCGGAGCTCCGGCAGCGCTCCATCGATCGGCACGTAGTCGGTCGGGAACCGCATCGGGATGTCACGAATCAGCCCCAGCAGCGGGTCGTTCGTGCGCGCCGCCCGCCACAGCTCCGACTCGTACGCAGCGCCCACCAGGTCGAGGCCGTTGCCGCTCTCCGCCGTGTCCATCGCGCGAAGCCGCGAGTTCGGCCCGTCCCCGCCCTCGCGCACCATGATCGGCGTCCCGTACTTGTGCGGGTCGCGCTTCGGCAGCTCGAACACATGATGCTGCCACGCCCGGCGAAGGTCGTCCGGCACCACCAGCTGCACCGGCCGGTTGCGCATCTTCCCCGCGCCGTCGATGACCATCATCGCCAGCTCGTAGTCGGCGCGGGTGTACTCGAGCTGCTCGAACCGCACCCGCATCGTGTCGCTCGGGTCCACCCCGCGCGTCGCGCCGGGCAGCAGGTCCGCATTGCGCTCCGGCTCGCCGCCCTCGCCCTCGCCCTCGCCGCCAGCCGCCGGCGCCGGGCGCAGCGCCCGGATCTCCGCGACCATCGCTTCCTGCGACTCGCGAATCGCCGTCACCGCCCCCGACACACCCTCCAGCGCCGAGCGCATCATCGCGCCCATCGCCTCCACCGGATCGACCGTTCCCTCGGTCATCGTTGCGCCTCCTCACTGGCACACTTCGTGAACCCGGCCGCGAACCGCTGCCACGGGCTCTGTTCCGTCTCGGCCGTCACAGCCGCCGCCTCCTCGCCCTCGCGGGCGTACGCCCCCGCGTCCACACGCCCGCCTTCCGCGCGCAGCACCAGGCACCCCGCATCCGCCGGCACCGGTACGTAGCTCGACTCCAGCAGCTCGTGCCCTCGCGTGAACACCAGCACCGAGCGCGCCGCCTTCCCCTCGCCCACCTTCCGGACCTCGGTCTCGCCCGGGTACCACCGCACGCTCGTCGCGTTCACGAACCCCGCCCGCACCGCCTGCCACACCTCCTCCGCCCGCGGATGCGTCGCGAACTCGTGCACCTGCACCAGCTCATTCGCCCCCACCTGGCTTGAAACAGCGCGCGCGATCGGCAGCTCGCGGTCGTTGTGCGCCCACAACACCACCGGGTTCCGTTCGTAATTCCGCAGATCCCAGCCGGATTGGTCGATGACCGCGTCGTCTCGCGCCACGTCACCGGTCGAAACGACCACCGTTACCCGGCGCCGCTCCTCATCCACGGCCCGCACGAACCCGTGCGTCTCCAGCCTTTCAGGCATAGAAAAAGCCCCAACGACGCTGATTTGGTCGTTGGGGCACGATGACCGGGGCCACACGGCAGAGAAGTCACTGGCCGTCAGCGGCGGGTGTTACATGCTCCCCGCTGGCAAAATGCTAACCCGACTACTCCCTTACCTGTCAAGCCCCTATCAGGACGCGTTCCGCGCGTGGCACCGGGGGCACACATGCACCCCGCCCGCCTCCTCCGCGAGCTTCTTCCCGCAGCGCCAGCACCGCACCTCCGTCGCCACCGTCACCGGCTCAGCCTCCCGGCGCGGCGGGCGTCGCATTCCCGTACCCCGCGGGCGCCGCCGCATTCAGCGGCACGAAGTTCGCCGGCCGCAAACGCACGTCCCCATCCGCGCCAATCCCCTCCATGTCCTCCTTCTCGCGAATCTCGTTCGGCGTCAGCACCCCGAGCGCCACGAGCTTCGAGTAGAAGTCCGCCCGCTGCCCCGGGTCCCCGCGCAGCAGCCCCTCCCGGCTGAACTTCGCATAGTGATTCGAGGGCATCAGCAGCTCCTCGCTGATCGTCAGCTCCATGTTCTGGACGTACGGGTCCAGCGTGTACACCAGCAGCCCCCGGTTCTGCTCCGCGATCCCCGTCCCCCAGCTCGACTGCTTGTCGTGCGACCCCAACAGGTGCTCCGGCACCCCGAACATCCGTGCCACGTCGCTCACCTGGAACTGCCGCGTCGCCAGCAGCTGCGCATCCTCCGGGTTCAACGAGGTGTGATTCCACTTCGTACCCTTGCCCAGGACCGCCACCCGGTGAGCGTTCCCCGTCCCCCGGTGATGCGTTTCCCACGCCTCCGAGATCGCCTGCGCCTGCGCCGCCGTCACATCCTGCTCCGAGCTCAGGTACCCCCCCGGCAGCGACCCGTTCCCGAAGAACGCCCCCGCGTACTCCTCCGCCGCCAGCGCCAGCCCCAGCGACTGCGCGAACAACGTAATCGGACTCAGCCCCCGCATCCCGTCCGTGCCCAGCCCCTGCACGTGCACAATCTCGCCGCCCGCCACCCAGTCCCGCGCCATCGTCCGCGAGTCGATGATGTACTGCTTGCGGCCCTCGACGCGCTCGACGCGCACGCGCCCCGGCTCCACCGGCCACAACTCCGCCGGCCGCCGCCGCGACGTGTCCGCCGCCGGCACCACGTAGATGTACGCGTTCCCGTTCAGCACCAGGTGGAAAAACACCGTGCTCCAGAAGACGAACTTGTTCACTTCCGGGTTCGGCTTCGACCAGATCGCAAACTCGCTCGCGAGCTTAATCTGCTGGCGCCCCGCCGAACCGTCCTGGTACACGTGCAGCGGCATACTCGCCGCCACGTTCGCCAGCAGGCTCGCCGCCCGCCACACCGCCGACACCGAAAGCGCCGCCCCCGACGTCATGTACCCCTGCTTCGCCAGCGAAAAACCCAGCTGGTTCGGGCCCTCATCCCGCCACAGCGTCCCATCACTGTTCCACGAAACCGTACGCTCTCGAATCCCCCGCACCGCACCCCGGATCAGTGCCACTTACGTTCCCCCTCGCGTGTTCCCGTACCAGAGCAGGATCCCCGCCGCTGCGAAAACGCCCGCGATCTCGTGCACCAGGTACGCCCCGAATACCAGCGCTACGAACCCCGCGAACTCCACCCCATCCCGGCTCAGTATAACCCCCGCAACCCGCCTCGCGACCCTCGTCACGTCCCCGGAACCCACACGATAACGCCACCGTCAGGCGTTCCCATCATCGCCCTCCCGAGCGCCATCAGCAGCGCTACTACACCGTCGACTCGTTCCGTCGATTTCGCCTTGTCGATTCGCCGGTTCCCGTACGCATCCTGCACCACAACCGCATTCGACGCGCACCACGCCAGCACCGGATTCCCGCCGTGCTGCAACGTTCGCGCCAACAGCATCCGCTCCATCTCCGCCACCGGCGCCGCCATCGCCCCGAAATGCTGGCCGTACGGGATCATCGAAAAACCCTCCGCCATCAGGTCGTTCACAATTTCCCCGGCGAAAATCCGGTCATACGCGATCTCTCGAATGTCGTACTCCCCGCCCAGCTCGATGATCGCCTCGCGAATGAACCCGAAGTCCGTCGAGTTCCCCGGCGTCGTATCGAGCAGCCCGGCCCGCGCCCACGCGTCATACGGCACCCCGTCCCGCCGCGAGCGCTCCTCGATGTCCTCCTGCGGGCACCAGAACCGCATCACCACCTGCCACTTCTCCCCGTCCGATTCCGGCGGGAACAGCAGCGCCAGCGCGCTCAGGTCCCGCACCCTCGCGAGGTCCAGGCCCGCATAGCATCGCCGCCCCTTCAGCCGATCCAGATCGATCGGCTCCCCGCCCTCGTTCCACACCTCCACCGGAATCCAGCGCTCCTCCTGCTCCGTCCAAACGCTCAACTCCAGCCGCAACACCCCGTTTCGTTTCGAGGGGATGTCGATGGCATCCTTCACCTGCGCCGCCAGGTACTCCGCCTTTTTCGACACGCCGAGGTTGGGGTTCGCCTTCGGCCACTCCGCCGGGTCCGCCCACCGCTCCGGGTCGTCGATCGACGCGATGTACGCGAAGACATCGTCATTCTCGATGACCCCCTCGAGAATCCGCACCGCCCGCTCGTGCTCCTCCCAGCACAACGAGCTCCGGTCGAACCCCGGCGTCGTGATGAACCACGTCAGCGGCTGCCGGCGCGCCCCGAACGCCGTCTCCAACACCGAGAGATACCGCCGGTCCTTCCACGCGTGCAGCTCATCGCACACCACAGCATGTGGGTTCAATCCGTCGGTTTTCCCCTCATCCGCCCCCAGCGGCAGCATTTTCGAGGCCGTCCGGTAATCGACCAGGTGCGACGTGCTCATCAGCACCGTCAGGCGCCGCGACAGGCTCGGCGAGCCCTTCACCATGTACGCCGCGTCGTCCCACACCTCCTTCGCCTGGTCCCGCTTCGTTGCCGCGCAGTACACCTCCGCGCCCGGCTCGCCATCGAAGAATCCCACCAGCAGCCCCACCGCCGCGGCCTCCGTCGTCTTCCCGTTCTTCCGTGCCACCTCGTTGTACGCCTTGCGGAACCGGCGCGTGCCGTCCGCGCGTTTCCACCCGAACACCGAACCCACCCGGAACGCCTGCCACGGCTGCAGCGTCAGCGGCCGCCCCGCCCACTCCCCCACGTAGTGCCGCGGGATCTCGAAGAAGTCGATCGCGAACTGCGCCGCCTCCTCGTCGAACCACAACCCCCTCGCCGCGCCGTCCTGCAGGTCACGAAGGTGCCGCTGGCACGCCAACCGCACCAGCCGGCCCGCCACAATCTCCCCCTCGACCACCCGCACCGCGTAGTCCGTCACCGGGCTCGCGACCACCGCCGGCGCGGGCGCCTTCCTCACGCCACACCGCCCCGCCTGGCCATCAGCGTTTCCAGTGGGTCCTCCGCCGCTTTCTCCGTCGCCATCGCCGCCACCTTCGCCCGGTCCACCGGGCTCATCCCGAACCGCGCGATCGCCTTGAACAGGTGCTCCACCGCGAACCGCTTCACCGCCACGTTCCCGTTCAGCATCCGCCGCTCCGGCCGCCACACCCCCGCGTCGTCCATGCCCGCCTCCCGCACGATGATTCGCCCCTCCTCCCGCAGCGCCCGCTCCGCCTCCACCAGCTCCGCCCACGCCAGGCAGTAGATCGTGAACGCCGCCCGGTCCAGCAGCGTGATCAGCCCCTGCTGTTCGAGCTGCCTCCCCACCCGCCGCCACTCCGCCAGCGCATCCGGCCGTTCCCGCACGATGGCCGGCGGCTGCGGCAGCTGCGGCTTCGGCGTCGCCTCGTTCTCCGGCATCCGCCGGTGCCCGCGGTTCCCCTCCAGGCGCCGCAACGCCGTCGGCTTCGGCGGCCTACCCCGCTCCGTCATCCCCCACCTCCCTGATCACCTTTCGCCAAATTTCGCGCGACCCTCAGAAAGCCTG